AACTACAACCAAAGTGCAATCGACCTTGGGGCATATGTCGATGCTTTGGGTAAATCCGTTCTACGCATTCACAACATCTCTGTTCAATATGGCACTCCTATGGAGGTCATCGGCGTACCTGCCGCAGGTAATACATCGAGTGTTGCGTTTCAATTAACTACACAGTCACAGGCTGCCATGGTCGATCTAACAAACCGTTCAGTCGTATCGAGTGGTAAATTGATTGTTGCAGCATCACAAGACGATGAATTGATTCTGATCAACGATCAACTCGATGTTGGGCCACAGGACTTTACTGACGGCTATCTCATTGCAGTTGAACAAATGTATCTTGGTGTGGATCAACGCAGCACTGTTACGGCTCAAGTTTCTGTCGTTCTTGAATGCACAGTCGAAACCATGACACAAGCAGCAGCAATGGCACTGGCCCTCTCGCAACAGTGAGGTTGATTCTACGTGGCGACAAGAGAAGAACAACTCGCTCAAGCCGAGTTGCTGCGCATAATTGCCGATCAATTAGTGCGTAGTGCTGCTATGCGTGCAGGGCTTCCCCCTGCGGGTGTGGCTGCTGCGCCTTTTGCTGTCCGAGAAGCCTCCGAGTTTATTGGTGAACAATTGGGTGTCTTAGGCTCTCCGAGTTCTAAGAAAACTAAGCGTAAGCGTAACTCCCGTGCAGCACGGGCAGGGGCAAAGAAGATGTCTAAGGCCCTCAAAGCAGCCAATGCAAAGTATCGCAAGAAGAATGGCGATCTACGAGCAGGAAGAACACAGGCCGATATTATGCGATATGCTCACAAATTACGGAGGAAGATGTAATGCGACTCACAGGAAAGATACGCACTCTAAGAGGAACACTCGATTTTCCCGATGGTGTTGACAATTCCGGAAAGAGACTCCTTGTTCTCGATGATGGTCGGATCAATGTCGGCTACAAGATCGTAGAGTTTCGCATATGGCCTTCGGACATGATCGGCTCGGTTTCTTCCGGTCGTAGCACCTCGGTACAGGCTCATTTGGCATTATCTCTTGAACCAGTGGCCGATGCACTCCCTAAAGCGTCGGATAACCGTGAAATCGCATGGGCTGCATACAATGGTGGCGTGGGTTATCGCCTTGGCTACTTTGATTTGGTTGATCCTGATCACATTGTAGTCAGAGATTTACAGATCGTAATGCCTCAAGTCCACAATAATGGATATGATACATCGGTAAATTACTACATCCAAATGGAGGAGTATGAAATCACTGACACAGAAGCGATCATCTCGATCATCAAAGAAGAATCTCAAGATGTCTTCAACTGATTTTCCGGTTTCCGACTGAAGCTACGAAATATTTTGACTGTAAACCTACGTTCGAATCTCGTTATTCCGACGCTAATCTATGGTAAATGCGCTCTAAAACGGCACGCTCTTCAAAACTCATTGCTGCTCGGTGCTTAATCGCAAGACTAAGGTTCAACAATTCCTTCAAAGACAGACCTTCAACCGCGCTCATCTCATTTATTTTCAATTGAATTGCGTCATCAATCCACGCTGATCGTCGAGAAGTCCATGTGTCAATCGCTTCGACATCGGACTGCTTCAAGGAAAGTGAAACTTGAACCTTTTTTTGACTTAATGGCACTCTCTTTCGACCCATTTAGACACCTCCTCGACGCTCTGTTGGGCAAGGAATCTTGATCGGAGTCGAGGACCACCCACACTTTGGACAAACTGACTGTACATATCGACAGTTTGTTCGGGTCGGATATTGGGTTCGGCATTGAGATGAGCACTTGAAACACTTCATATTCGATTCGAAACGGCTTGAGCATATAATTGTTTGACAAACAAACCTATGTTTTTGATGATTTGGGCCATAGGTGGGGTACTCCGTACCCATAACCACCTACAACCGTCATAGGTCAAGTGTTGCAGTAACCACATTATGCTTATACACCTCATACTATCATGATAGGAATATGGCAAGAACCGATTCTTTCTTCATCCGAGCAAGCGTATTGACTGACACCACCAACTACAACCAAAGTGCAATCGACCTTGGGGCATATGTCGATGCTTTGGGTAAATCCGTTCTACGCATTCACAACATCTCTGTTCAATATGGCACTCCTATGGAGGTCATCGGCGTACCTGCC